GGTAGAATGGGTTTTATGATGGGTTCTGAAGTACCTGTAAGACAAAACCAAGCTGGCGTAAGTGAAATGGATTATAGAAATACAGGTGGATTTGTTCCACCAATTGGTGTAAAAGAAAAGGCGGATGACATTCCTGCAATGTTATCTAATAACGAATTTGTATTCACAGCTGATGCCGTAAGAGCAGCAGGTGGTGGAAGTGTAAATAAAGGTGCACAAAAAATGTACGCACTTATGAAACAACTAGAAGGAAAAGTAGTCTAATGGCTGAAACAGTTCAAATATCAAGACCGGCCCCGTATTTAGAAGCTGCAGGTGAAAAGTTTGTAGACCTAACTTCACAATTAGCGGCACAACCTATTGATACAAGTAAATTTGCTCCAACGATTGCTGGACAAAACGTATTAACACAAGCTGCACAACAACAAGCTGCAACACAAGCTGGATTAGGAACTTTACAATTTGATCCAACAACAGGTGCTGTATCCGGTATTGGAACAGGAACTGGAGTTGCTGGCTATCAACCATTCTTACAAGCAGCAGCTGCTTACTCTGGACCACAAGCTTACCAACAGTTTATGTCTCCATATCAACAAGATGTAATCAGTACTTCATTATCAGAATTTGATAAACAAAGACAAATTGCTCAACAACAATTAGCAGGAACACAAATTGCTCAAGGAGCCTTTGGCCAAGGTAGAGGACAAATTGCCCAAGGAGAATTTGCTGCTCAATCATTACAAGACAGAGCTTTACTTGAAGCACAATTAAGATCTCAAGGTTTTGCTCAAGCTCAACAAGCTGCAGCCACAGCTCAAGCACAACAAGCAGGTTTAGCTTCATTGCAACCAAGCTTAGCACAATCACAAATACAACAACTAGGTGCTGCAGGAACTTCAAATTTAGCATACCAACAAGCAATCTTAGATGCAGCGGCTCAAGGTCAACAGATGAGTGCATACGAACCTTACAACAGATTACAATTCTTAGGTTCAGCAATTGGACAAATGTTATCTGGTCAGCCTCAAGCCTATATGACATCAACTCAAGCTCCGGCTGCAGCAACAGCAGGTCCGTTAAGCTCTGCATTATCAAGTGCATTTGGTATCTATGGATTGGGGAGTTTATTTAGATAATGTATAACGTATTTAAAAGACCTATGTTTAAACGTGGTGGATCTACTCAAGGTACAGGAATTATGTCTCATGTTGAACCTAGAAGAAATTATAATTTAGGTGCATATGGTTTAGTAAGCCAAGGTATGGCTTATGAAGCTCAAGCTAGGCCTAACCCACCATTAACTAGTACTCAAGCGGGAAACCTCGCAAGACAAAATTTAATTTCTGCTATGAAGAAATATGGAACAAGAGGCATAGATCTTTTAAGAGGTGCTGGTGGTAGAACAGCTGGATTTTTTGGATTAGATAAATTGAGAATTCCTCCATCAGTAGCAACATCTACAACTGGAGGTGTAGGTATTACTGCTGCATTACCTTTATCTGTTGCAGGATTAAGTTTGTACGCTAACAAACCTAAGACCCAAGCGGAATTAGATTTTGCTAGAGAGTTTGGAGCTTTAGATGAAACTATGAGCCCAGATCAATTAACAGAATACTACAAAGAAAGAGAACGACTATCTAAAGTTGGACCAGAGATAGGATTCTTTGATATGTTTAAAAAACCAGACGAAGAAGCTGCAGGTGAAAAGAAAAGATTTCTTTCTAGACTAGAAGCTCAAAGAAAAATGCAAGAAGATAAAAAAACTACAGAAGTTGTAAATAATGCTTTAAATAAAGATCCAGGTGAAAAAACAGAGACAACTTATAAAGAAGCAGACAATAGATCTAGAATTCAAAAAGAAGCAGATGAAATCTTAGGTGTTATACAAGATAAAGATTTAGATAGAGCAGAAGCTGCATTACTTGTTTCAAAAGCTTTAAAACAAGGTGGTAGTTTAAGTGATAAAATTGATTATGCACTTAAGGATGCAAGTGGTATAATCAAACGTAAAGGCCAAGAAAGACAAGCAGCTAAATTACTTGCTTACAAAACTGTTAAGGAAGAAGATATTGCTAAGATTAAAGCAGGAGAACTTCCTGGTATAAGTAAGGTAATAAATAGATTAGCTGAATTACAAGCTACTGATCCTGCTAAACTAAGTCCAACTCAATTAAAAGAAATGCAAGGCTTAGAAAGTTATTTAGAAAAAGATAACTATTTAGAAAAGCTTCAACAAAAAGCTTACTATGATTATTATATTACTAATAAACAAAGAATACCATCTCTTGAGGCACAAATTGCAGAGCTTTCAAAAGGTAAAAAATTAAATGTTGAAGATGCTAAAGCATTAGCAGACGCACAAAAAGAATTAGAACTTCTTAAAACTCTTGAACAACTAACAGGATTTGGCAGTTTAAAATTAAAAAAAGGTGGAAGAGTTAATTATGCTAATGGAACTCAAATGGAATCTGAATTAGAATCTCAAAATATAGAGGGTGCTTCAAATGAATTTCCAACTAAGACTGTAGAAAAATTATCTTTTGCTGAATTAAGAAATAGACTACCAAAAGAAATTACAGATGATGTAGTTAGTTTAATTGCAACTAGCGAAGAAGCCTTACAAGATTTTGCTTATATTAGAACACAACAAGACATAAATAATTTTAATGTTAAATATGGGGTTAATTTAATATTGCCACCTGCGAAAGGATAATCGCTTATGGCTGACATACTAGATCTAGAACTAGAGCTTGGTCTTGAAAAACCTTTTTTTCAGGTAGAAAAAGAAACCGCACCCGTACCAAAACAAACTAGTTTTGGTGATTATATAGCTGACATTGTTAGAGCTCCTGTTGGAGGTTTAAGTGATGCTGTTCAAGGATTATTAACACTTGGCGCATTACCAATAGACTATGCTTTTGATACTAATATTACAAAAGCAATTGATAATATATTTGAGAAATGGACCCCTGATGCTAAAACAGGTATTGGAGAAGTTGTTCAAACATTAACTCAATTTGGATTACCATTAGGTGTAGCTGCTAAAGTAGGTGGTGGTTTAAAACTTCTTAGAGGTGCACAAGTTACTAATTTAGCAAAACCAGGGATATCAAAAGGTGCAGAGTTAGTAAGAAGAGCTGGTTATTTTGGAGCAATAGGTGGTGTTTCAGATCTTGCTGTTTCAACAAGTGAACAACAACCTTTATCTGATTTATTAGGTTTAACAGAATCAGTTGATATAGATGCTTTAGATGGAAGAGAAAGAGCAGCTGAATTATTTAAAAGAAAATTAAAGTTTGGAGCTGAAGGTGCTATCATTGGTGGTGCCATTCCATTATTACCAGCAGCTGGAACACTTGGATATAAATATGGAATTGTACCTGCAGCAAAAGTAGTATCTCCTGTTGTAGGCGGAACATTAAATCTTTTAGATAAAACTGTAGTTAATCCATTATCACAAGTCATTGCTGGTAAAGGAAGTAAATCTTTAGCTTCTGATATTATTTCTAAAGGTGGAAATCTATTACAAAAAACTTATGACAAAACAGGATTACCTCCTGTAGGTGAATGGAAAACATTTGATCCTATTACGGGAACTTTTACTGAAAGAGTTTTAAAAAAATTAGATAATGTAAAGAGACAATTTACTTCAACGGGTGATGTTCAATTTCCTGAAATTAAAAAAATTCAAACAGAAATTGATATGGGTGTACAGGCTGAAGCTAAAAGTTTAAAAAGAATTCAAGAACGAATTAATAATACTTTAAGTAATATTGCTAAAAATTTTAAAACAAATATTTATGATGAAGCAATGTTTAAAGTTAGCCGTACGGGTAATTACACAAATGTAATGGATACCATTACAAGTGAAAAAAATAACATATTTGATTATTTAGTGGCTCAAGGAAAAGACATACCAAAAGCATTAGAGAAAGTTAATCCAGCTGTTAGAAATGAAGCTAAAGAACTTAAAAAAATATTAGTAGACTCTAATAAACGATACTACAATTTAATTGCAGCCGCTCCTAGTGATTCATACAAAGAATTAGCTAAAGCTTTAGTGGATAATGCAGATGGATTTTTAAAACAAAGATTTGCTGCCTTTAGTAATAAGTCTTTTGATTTTGATGCAGTAACTGGACCAATAGGAAGTAAAGCATTAAAATCTGTAAAAGATGTTGTTTTAAAAGATCCTGAATATAAAGCATCAGTTATTAATTTAGCAAAAGGTGCAACGTCTGGAGCTGAGTTTGAAAAACAACTAACTGCTTATTCAACTAGATTGTTAAATGAAATTAAAGCAGCATCTATCAGAGCAACAGTTAATCCAGAACAATTTATTAAACGAGTAGGTAGAATATTAAGAACAGATGAAGCTGTAAAACCTAGTTTGTTAAAACCAGGTGAATCTTTTCCAGATGCAATTAAAAGATTTTTAAATCAAGAACGAAATGCAAAATTTATAAATAAAGATTATGAAAGCGCTATGATTGATACCGTGATGTATCAAGCTAAACAATATTATTCAAAAAATTATTTTGATCAAGTTGAAAAAATTTTAAGAGACAAAGGAGCTTTATTTACTGAAACAGATCAAGCTATTAGACCTGGATTACAAGCTATTAGAGCAGTAACTAATACAGCTAAAGGTATTAACCCAGATGTAGATATAGCTTTTACAAGTTCTTTATTTAAAGATAATTTTACATATCCAGAAATAGCTAATGCTTTGGTTGAGACTAAGGCTGCCTTTGATAATTTTTTTGATTTCCCTTTATATAAATCTTTAATGACTGTAAAAGCAGGAGCTCAAATTGCCAAAACAATTTTTTCTCCAATGACTCAAATAAGAAACGTATCTACGGCTTCTTTCTTTCCATTAATGAATGGATTGATTGGTAATAGATCTTCTGTGGGTGATGCTTGGAAATTAGTAGCAGAAGATATTTTTACTGGAGCTAAAACCAATTTACCAAAATTAAATGCTGAAATAGATGATATGATTAAGCGAGGTGTTATTGATCAAAACATTCAAGCAAATGAAATTAGAGGTATTTTAAATAAAGCAAAAGATGGTGTTCTAAGTTTAGAATCCTTTATGAACAACCCAACCGTTAAAAAGTTTGTAGATATCTATCAGGGAGGTGATAACATATGGAAGGTTTATTCTGATAAATTTTATCAAGCTGCATTAAAAGATGCTTTTGGTTATGTTTCTCCTTCTCAAGCAGCACGAGGACTTAAAGGTGGAACAGATGATTTAGTTTTAGAAAATGTAAAAGATTGGTATAGAACAGTTGCTAAAGAAGATTTTATTCCAAATAATATTTACACAGGTCAAGCTAAAACAGCAGAGGAAGCTTTAAAAGATGTATCTGCTTATTTAGTTACAAATACAATTCCAACTTATTCTAAAGTTCCCCAAGTTATTCAAGCAATTAGAAATTTACCGTTAGGTAACTTCATAGCGTTCCCGGCTGAAATCTTAAGAACATCTTCTAATGTTTTATTGTTAGGTGCAAGAGAAATGACAAGTGCAAATCCTTTTGTAAGACAAATGGGAGCAAGAAGATTAATAGGTGCTTCTGCAACATTAGGTGGTATTGGAACTGTAGTACAAAAAACAGCTGAGTTTGTAACAGGAGTAGATGATGAAAAAATGAAAGCTGCACAAAGATCATTCGTTCCTGTGTATGAAAAGAATGCAACTTTAATTCCTTTATCTGCACCAGATCGACAAGGTAAATTTAAATATTTTAATTTTTCATATTCTAATCCATATGATTCATTAGTAAGACCATTCAATGCAATCATTGGAGCAATTGCAGATGGTACTTTAACTAAAGATTCTGCAGATGATATTGTATTTAATTCTTTATTTGGAGATCCAGTAACTGGAAGACCTGGAGCATTATATGAATTTTTTGCGCCGTTCATTTCAGAATCAATTGGTACTGAGAGAATTACTGATGTTACTTTAAGAAAAGGAGAATCTATTAATGGATCAAAAATATATTATCCTCAAGACCCTACATCAGTTAAAATATCAAAAAGTTTAAATCATATTATTGGTGGATTAGAACCAGGTGCATTTACTCAAGCAAGAAGAGTATGGGAAGGTGCAACAGGACAATTTACAGATGCAGGTACAGCTAGAAATACTGTTGATGAACTAACTGCATTGATGTCAGGTATTCGTGTACAAGAAGTAAAACCATTAGCAAGTATGCCTTTCATTCTATCCTCTTATTCAAAAGATAAACAAAACATTGGAAGTAAATTTGCTAGTGAGGTTTATTCAGCAAACATAACTCCAGAACAATCTTTATCTGCTTGGAAAACTTATGTATTAGAGTCTTATGATTCTCAAACTAAATTGTATAACACTGTCCGTGATGCCAGAAATTTAGGCGTTGGAGAATATGAAATACAAACATTAGTTATGGATCGATTAAAAAATAAAAATGAAACGGAACGATTAATGAGAGGTGAATTCAAACCACCTAACTATTCACAAGAAAGATTTAATTCTTTACTTAGTAGGGTTGCTAATGAAGACATAAGAGCTTCTATTAGACTACAAAGAAACATAGATAGAGTTACAGATCTTTTTGATAACACTAAATATGGTTTAGATTATTTAAGATTAAATGGTTCTATGGAAAGTTTATCTAATAGAATAGATAGAATATTAAGACCATCATTACCTGGAGTTAGACGTCTTCCTACAGGGGGTCAATTATTTACACCCACGGATCAAGGATCAGTGAGCTTACCTGCTCCAGATCTGTCTCAAGGCAATGTGTCAGCTGTTCAACAACAACCAACATTGGGTCAACAATATAATATTTTACAAGACCCAAAATATAGAATATTATTTCCTGGAGGATAGTTATGACTTTTGATGAGATATTTAAACAATACGCAAGCCAAGGTTTTACAAAACCTGTCGTAGCTCAAGGTATAGAAACAATTCAACCTATTGTGCCACTAGTAAAACCTATACTACCTGCTAACCAACAAGACTCTGGTGGTAATAATATGACAACAATGTCTACTTATAATCCTAATATGGGTAAAGGATTTTATGACTACGAAGCTGATGCTTATGGAGTAGGTCCTACTCTTCAAGGTGGTATTGCACAATTAATAGATTTATACCAACAGTTACCAACTCCTTTAAATTTAGCTATGAGAGCAGTGGGAAATGTATCAGATAAAGTAAATTCTTTTATATCTCCAACTGGGTATAGAGCAGTAACTAGACCTGGAACATATAGCTACGATGATTCAGATATACCTACAACACCAGCAGTTAATCTAAATGCTTTGTATGATGATTTAGGTCAAAGTGGTGGATCTAATTCTGGAGGATGGTCTGGGGGATCAGGATCAGATTGGGGAGGTGGCTTTGACTCAAGTCAAGCAACTTTATAATTATGCCTAAACGTATTCCTAAAACTACTGGAGAACAACTTCAAGATCTTTACGGACACGTCACAGGATTAAAAAAAGACATTTTCATTTTGAAAGACAATCATATCCGCCATATGCACGAGGATATTGACAAGATAGATAAAAAAGTAGATACAGTCGTTAGTGACCAAAAAAATTTATTGTACTGGATCATAGGAGCGGCACTTACAACAATATTGACTTTGGTTGGATTATTTAATCTATTTTTAAAATAGAAAGGATTACATATGCAAAATAGTCTTTTGGTTCATAAACATTTAATTGTTAGAGCTGAAGCTGTGAGGCCACCAATGGATGAAGAAGTTTTGTCTAATTGGTTAAGAGATTTTATCGAATCAATTAATATGAAAGTATTAATGGGTCCTTATGTTAAATATCACGACGTACCAGGTAATAGAGGAATAACTGGTGCAGCTATTATTGAAACATCACACATTGTTATGCACGTCTGGGATGAAGTTAATCCAGCGTTAATGCAATTTGATGTTTATAGTTGTGGGGAGTTTGATCCACATAAAATTTGTGATAAAATTAGTAAAGACTTTGATATACGCAAAATTGAATATAAATACCTAAATCGCGAAACAGGGCTAATTGACCTTTAAAAAGTCTTCCATAGAAGCCCCAGGATTAACAAATTGACCTATTGACATACTTAGATAACCCCCTATATATATTGCAGGTGCACAATAATGTGGCCGATTAAACTTGCTTAATATAAGGAGGATAATATGACAGCATTAGATTTAATAAATAAATTCAACAAGGACGTCTGGAGTCATTCAGATAAATTATTTGGAGATGTATTTGATAACATGTTCAGTAATTTAGCAATGGGTTCAGCTCAATCTTTTCCTTTTCACAATGTTGTGAAGTATGGCAAAGGTGAATACGGCATTGAATTGGGTTTAGCAGGATTCAATAAGAAGAATGTTAAAGTTCAATATAAAGATGGTGTATTGACTGTTTCTGGTCAAGTTAATGATCAAGAAAAAGAATACTTAGAAAAAGGATTAGCATTTAGAAAATTCTTTAAACAATTTGCGTTAAACGATAGCGCAGTTGTTAATGAAGCTAAGATGGAAGATGGTGTATTAACAATCAAACTTGGTGTTAATGAACCAGAAGCTATTGAAGCTAAAGATATAGAAATTAAATAATTAATTTGGGGCGGTTTCGATCGCCCCACAATAATATCCTACCGCAGGTAAACCCTCTATTAAATTAATATTATACTTATCTAGATGAACTAGTTTGTTCATATACCAATCTTCACAAGATTCTTTTATCTTGTATTCTTTATATTCAAGTTCTCCTGTAGATAATAAAAATAATACTGTTATTATTTTTAGATCCATTGCTTTAATTCATCTCCTGTAATCTTAGTTGCAATGTTCATTTTATTACGAAGAGCTTTAACAATTTTTTCATCAACTGTATCTTCTGCAATAATATCAATATAAGTCATTTTTCTAGTTTGACCTGCTCTATTAATTCTAGCTTCTGATTGTATTCTTTTTTCATAATCATAACCATTAGCATAGTATACCATTACATTAGCACCAGTTAATGTAATACCATATCCACCCGTTTGTGGTGTACCAATTATAAATCTTACAGGACTATTTGGATCTTGAATTTGTTTAATTGCATTTTGTCTTTCTTCATTTGTTGTATCACCATAATAAGTTACATATGATTCTTTACCAAAATGTTTTTCTACAGCTTTAACAATAGCATTAATGTCGTGTCTATAGTGGGCCCAAATAACTGCTTTATTTTCTACTTCATCTAATATGTCTATGAGTGCAGACAATCTTTCATTTTTAATTTCTTTAATTGTTCCATCATCAGAAGTAAAATGACCACAAGTAATTTGATGTAATCTCATCAATTGAACCATAGCAGATTGTGTTGTCATTTGTTTTCCATCTAATTCTGCTAAAGCAAGTATTTTCATTTGTTGATATAATTTCTTTTGTTCAGGTGTTAATTGAATAATACGTTTTGTATAAGTATAGTCAGGTAAATCTAAACAATCTTCTTTTAAACATCTGTAAGAAAAAGGTTCTAGCTTACTAGATAACTCTGGTAAATTTTTATAACCAACAACAATTTGAACAGAACGTCCACCAAAGTTTGCTGATCTCATAATTGCATATCTAGTTCTAAATGCATAGTAAGATGAATAGTCTAATAAGTATTCATCTAAAAATTCACATTGTTTAAATAAATCTAAAGGTGATTTAGTTACAGGTGAACCAGTTAATATTCTTCTGTACTTAGAATGTTTACCAAGCGCTACAATATTTTTAGTTCTTTTAGCATCAGGATTTTTAATTGTAGTAGATTCATCTATTGCCATTAAAGTATTATGTGATCTTAAAAATTTAGCAGCAAACTCTAATCCTTTTTTTGTAGACAAAGCTTCAACATTCATAATTAATACGTGAAGTTTTTCATCAGAAATAAATAATTTATTTAAAAGATTTTGTTGTTTTTCATTAATAGTAGCTTTCCATAATATAACTTCTTTCTCAATATGTTTTACCATATGAGTAGGTATTTCTGTATCATACCAATTTTGGTAAACACCTTTAGGTGCAATAATTAATGCACCATTAATTTTACCTTTGTCATATAACATAGATATGTTGTCTATAAGTACTTTAGATTTTCCAGTACCCATTTCCATAAAGTACGCAAAAACCTCTTTATTCCAAGATTTTTCTAACGCAGTAATTTGATGCCCATAAGGCTTTGTTTTAAATTTATAATTCATAATTTATATTGCTTTCTATTGACAAGTTATATATTAAGTTATAATTACTTGTCAAGTTTGAAAGTAAAAAATAAATGAGAGCATCTAATTTAACTAATACAACTATATCTAAAAATCCTATAGTTTATATTATACAAGAATTACCAGGAACAAGATCTGGTAATCCAAAATTTAATATTATGGGCGCACAAAAATATGGCAAACTAGTTACATTGTTGCCTGAATTTAGCCAAATTATTTTGTCACCTGGTCCATTAATATTTAAGTTAAGAAAATTATTAAAAGACTATACAACAAATGATTATTTACTACTTACAGGCGATCCCGCAATTATTGGAGTGGCGTGCTCAATTGTCGCAGATATAACGGGAGGTAAATATAACCTCTTGAAATGGGACCGACAAGAGCATACATATTACCCAATAGAAATAAATCTATTTGAAAAAGGAAACATTGATGACGGATAATGAAAAATGGAAAATACAGAATAAACTGTATCATATGAAAGCAAAAAAGTCAGAGTTAGAACAATTTATAAAAAGAACAGAAGTACATTATAATTTTTTAAATAATTATACTTTGTTAAAGAAAGAAAAAGATGAAAATATTTTTAGTTATATATGGGATGTTCTATCATTATTCCTAACAGGACTTGACATTGTATTTGGATATTACTATACTAGGTACAAAGCTTTTTACATATTAAAAAAAGCAAAGAAAGAAATAATAACGCTAACAAAGGAGATAAAATATTATGAGCAATATTAATTTCGAAGCAGATCAGACTGAGTCTATAACTCAGACTAATGATGCAAAAACTTTATCTGAACAAGTTGTTAAACTAAGAGACTTGGAAGATAAAATAAAAATTGCTGAAGAAAATCTAAAGCAATTAAAAAAACAAGAGGATCTTCTTTCTGGTGAAATCATTCCAACAATGATGACAGAAATGAATATCTCTACATTAAAATTAGCAGATGGCTCGGCTATTGAAGTCAAGCCCATCTACGGTGCTTCTATTCCTGCAGATAAAAAGGAAGAAGCATTTAACTGGCTTCGTAAAGAAGGCCTAGGCGATCTTATTAAAAATGAGGTCACTGTTTCCTTTGGTCGTAACGAAGATAACAAGGCGGCAGAATATGCTGTCCTTGCGCAAGGTCAAGGGTATCAACCTACCCAGAAGTTGAAGGTTGAACCTATGACACTTAAGGCTCTGGTCAGAGAGCGTATTGAGTCTGGGAAAGATATGCCCTCTGACCTATTTAATGTGTTCGCAGGAAACCGAACAAAAATAACCCGTGCATAAAGGAGGAAAAAATATGCAACAAGAACAAATAAAAACGAAACAAGAACCAAGGACAAACACAGCAGTAGCTGAAAAAGTTGCTGCAGGTGCTCTATCTGTCAATGTATTTGAGGCAGATGCAAACAAAGGAGTGGATAATCTAACTCATGAAGATTTAGCGTTACCATTCTTAAAAATACTAGGACAATTATCTCCTGAAGTTAATAAAAGAGATGGTAAATATGTTCAAGGTGCTGAACCTGGAATGATTTATAACTCTGTAACAGGAGAGTTGTTTGATGGAGAAAAAGGAATCGAAGTCATTCCTTGTCATTACAAATTAGAATATATTGAATGGCAAGATAGAGGCGAAGGTTCTGGAGCTCCAGTTGCTATCCATCCATCGTCTAGCGACATACTTACTAAAACAAAAAGAGATGCGTCTTATAAAGATAGATTACCAAATGGTAATTATATTGAAAAGACAGCAAGTCACTTTGTAGTTGTTAATAGTAACACACCATCTACAGCTTTGATTGCCATGAAATCAACGCAATTAAAGATTAGTAGAAAGTGGAATAGTATGATGGCTAGTATAAAGATGAAAGGAAAGAATGGAATGTTTACTCCAGCTTTCTTTAGTCATACTTACAAACTAAGAACTACTCAAATGTCAAATGACAAAGGTACTTGGTTTGGATGGGAAGTTAGCAAAATTGGTCCAGTGCAAGATGCAGCATTGTATCAACAAGCAAAATCTTTCGCAGAAAGCGTTTCAAAAGGAGACGTTAATGTTAAACATGGCGAGAGTACAGAAAATTCCCAAGAGGCTTCTCACTTCTAGTCAACAACGATGTGTGGGCGAGTAATCGCCCACATAGATTTGAAAGCAATTATGGAATTAGGGCATAAAGAAAAAATTTTTATACAAGCATTTAGTGGACTTCAAAGAAACTTTGGAGCAGCAGATCTTACACAAACTAAAATAGATCCAACTACAGGAAAGGTTAAACCTATTTATGGTTGGACTCATAGAGAATTAACTAATCAAGATTATTTAGATCACTTAACAGGTAGACAATCTATTGGTGTACAACCTTGTGATGATCAAGGTATGGCAAGATTTGGTGCAATTGATATTGATGATAAACAACATAGCTATTCTAACTTTCCTTATAAAAAATATTTAGATATTATAGCAGAAAATAAACTTCCATTAGTTCCTGTTAAATCTAAAAGTGGTGGTTTACATTTATATTTATTTTTAAAGGAACCAGCAAAAGCAGTTTTCATTAGAGGATTTTTAGAAAAATTATTATTTACTTTAAAACTTCCAACAAACATTGAGATATATCCAAAACAAACTGAATTAGGACAAGATCCAGAAGGTAATTATGTTAATGGACAATTTATTAATTTACCTTATTACAACAAAACAGAAAGAGTTGGTTTTAATTTAGATGGTACAACTTTTAACTTTGATCAATTTGCAGAAGTTATTAAAGCAAATACTTATTCATCAGATGATTTAGAAGAGTTTGCAATAGAACATACTAGAAAAATATTAATAGGTGGTGGAGAAGAGTTTAATGATGGACCACCTTGTCTTGCAATATTAACTAAAGATAAATTAACAGATGGCAGAGATAGGTTTTTATATAACTATGCAGTGTTTGCCAAAAAGAAATATCCAGATGATTGGGAGAAGATGGTTATCGCTGCACCTAATAAATATTTTAAATCAGATGCTAATGGAGTTTTAGATTGGTCAGAAGAAAAAACTAAAAAGAAATTAAAATCTTGGGCAAGAAATATTAAAGGATATACTTGTAATGAAGATCCAATACAGCCAGTATGTATGAAAGCTGTATGTAGAAATAAAAAATTTGGATACCTATCTTATAACAGAAGAACCTTTCCACCATTAAGCGGATTGCAAAAAATAACATATCCTGAACCTGAATATACATTCAATGTTACATTAGATGATGGTCAAACAACTAAAGAAGTTAGAGCAAAAAATATAAAACAAATTATTGAAATAGAAAATATTAGAGCCATCATAGGTGCTGCAGCTGATAAAGTACCACCAAAAATAAAACAAGATGAGTTTCAAGATATACTAGATAATCTGTTTCCACCAAAAATTATTACTTCACCACCTAAAGGAACTACACCAGATGAATTATTACATGAATATTTATTACAATATTTAAATGGACCAAAGGCAGAAACATTTGCAGCATTTAAAACAGGTGCTGTATTTATAGAAAACAATCAAGCATTCTTTGTTTATTCTTCTTTCTATGCAACTTTAAAAAATAAAGAATGGAAAGAGAATAGAGGTAAGACAGGAGAACGTATAGAAAGATTATATAAAGCAGTACTTGGTGTTGATAAAAGATTTCCTAAAAAGAAAACTGATGATAGCTCTAATAATCCAGTTAATGTTTTACAATTACCTTTAGATAAGTTTCCAAGTTTATTATCAGATACAAAACCAAAAGAAGAATTAATGGAACTAAAAGGTAAGGAGGAAATATTTTAATGATTAAAAAAATATTTGGACCTCCAGGTACAGGTAAGACTACAACATTATTAAACTTAGTAGATGAGTATATTAAAAAAGGAACAAGTTTAAATCGTATTGGTTATTTTGCTTTTACAAGAAAGGCAGCTAATGAAGCAAAAGAAAGAATGTTAGATAAACACCCAGACTTAAATAAAAAAGATTTAAGATATTTTCAAACACTACATTCATTTGCATTTCATACATTGGGAATGAGTGAAGAAAATGTTATGCAACCGGTTCATTACGAACAAATAGGCAGAGAGTTAAACTTAAGAGTTACAGACTCAGGAGATGAGTCTGGTTATTTAGATTTTAATAGTGAGTACTTTAAACTTATAAATAAAGCTAGGGTCAAAGATATATCTGTAGAGTCTGAGTTTAATACAAATGAATGGAGTCGAGAAGTAGACTATGAAACATTAGGACACATTTATTTAAACTACAATCATTTTAAAAAACAATTTGTTTTAGATGACTTCAATGACATGATTGAAAAGTTTGTTTTACAAAAAGAAAAATGCAGAGAGTTTGATGTTGTCTTTATAGACGAAGCTCAAGATTTATCACCCATACAATGGAAGATGTTTGATATCTTAAAAGAAAAATCTAAAGATATTTATCTTGCTGGAGATGATGACCAAGCAATATTTGCCTGGGCTGGTGCAGATGTTAATAGATTTTTAAATGAACCAGCAGAAGAACAAGTCTTACCTTATTCAAATCGTGTACCAAAAAATATACAACAGGTATCAAATGTTATCGTAAGTAGAATACATACTAGAAAACAAAAAGAATACTTTGCTAAAAAAGGATCACCAGGGAACGTAGAGCCTATATTTAGTATGGACCATATAGATTTTACAAAACATAATTGGTTAATACTAACTAGAACTGTTTATCGTTCTGATGAAATATCAAAATATTTAAGAGAAAAAAATTTATATTATAAAAATAGATTTGGTAAAAGTTTTAATACTAGATTGTATAAATCTATAATTAATTTTGGCCACCTATGTAAAGGATCTTCCATATCTTTAAATGATGCTAAAGAATTATATGAATACATTCCAAATAATCCAAAGTTTAAAGATAATAAAGCTTTATATAAATTAGAAGACTTTGGTTATCAGCCGGATGATCTTTGGTATAAAATTTTTGTTAAGGCAGACCAGGAGGAATGTTTTTATATAAGAACAATGTTAAGTAATAACGAAAGATTAAGTCAAAGCGCAAGAATTGAAGTATCAACTATTCACGCAGCTAAAGGTGGTGAATGTGATAATGTTATTTTAGTATTAGATAATGCTAGAAAGATAAGAGAGTCTGTAGAAAACAACATAGAAAAAGCAGATGAAGAACATAGAGTATGGTATGTGGGTGCAACAAGAGCCAAAGAAAACTTGTATTTATTAAAACCAAAAAAAGAAAGGTATGGATATCAGTTATGACAACAAAAGATATGTTTGAAAAAGCTTTCCCACAAGAAAAGCAGATAGGTGGAAGTCACTATAAATCGTTCCACATTCAACCGTATGAATTTATATCTAAAAATAATCTCAGCTTCTTTCAGGGTAATGTTGTGAAGTACGTTTGTAGGTACTTGAATAAAAATGGAATAGAAGATTTAGAAAAAATAATTCACTATTGCGAATTAGAAATAAAGAAGATAAAAGATATGAAAAGTAAGAAATGAAATATAAGTGCATCATATGTCATAAAAAAAACATGGCATACAATTGTGCTTTCAAATGTAAAAAATGTTATAAAAAGGAAAATTATGAAGGAAAAAGGAAGAAGATGGGACGGTAGGTCCAGAATAGCTACCGAACAATATAAAAATAACTATGATGATATTTTTAAAAAGAAAAATGTAATGACGGAAAAAGAATGGGAACAAAAGTTAACAGGAAAAAAAAGAAATAAAAATAATGTTTAAATGCTTTCATTGTAAAAAAGAATTACTTTGGCAAAATGATTTTGATACTGAGGATACATATCCTGATTCAGAACATCAAATAGTATCTATGTATCAATGCACTAATAAAAAATGTGAAGCTTGGTATGAAGTTTACACACATAAAAAGGAGAATAAATAATGAAAATACCACTATTCACAGCACAAACAGAATGGATTGAACCAGAAGAATATCCAGATTTAAGATCATATGATGAGATTGCAGTAGACTTAGAAACACGAGATCCAAATTTAAAAACAACAGGATCAGGATCTGTAATTGGTAATGGTGAAGTAGTAGGTATTGCTGTAGCTGTACCAGGTAGAAAATTTTATTTTCCAATTGCTCACGGATCAGGGAGCAATATGGATAAAAAGAAAACCTTAGAATGGTTTAAAGATACAATGGCAACATCAGCTACAAAAATATTTCATAATGCAATGTACGATGTATGTTGGATTAGGTCTATGGGTATTAAGATCAATGGCCTTATTGTAGATACAATGATTGCTGCAAGTTTAATTGATGAAAATAGATTTGCATTTAGTTTAAATGCATTATCTTGGGATTATTTAGGTCACGGTAAAAATGAAGCTGCATTAAATGAAGAAGCAAAATCTAGAGGACTAGATCCTAAAGCAGATATGTGGAAACTTCCACCTATGTACGTAGGTGCTTACGCAGAAAAAGATGCTGAACTTACTTTAGAGTTATGGCAAAAATTTAAAACAGAAATCGTCCAACAAGATATTGAATCTATTTTTAATCTTGAAACAGATTTATTTCCTTGTTTAGTTGATATGAGATTTAAAGGAGTGCGAGTAGATGCAGACAGAGCTGCAATACTGAAACAGCAACTACAAGAACAAGAAAACAATCTATTGCTAGAAGTAAAACAAGCAACAGGAATAGAACCACAAATCTGGGCTGCTCGTTCGATTGCCAAAGTATTTGATAAGCTCTCCTTGCCCTACGATAGAACTGAGAAAACACAGTCACCTTCATTTACTAAAAATTTTCTTTCTGAACATTCAAATCCTGTTGTACAAAAAATAGCACAAGCAAGAGAAATAAACAAGGCTCACACTACTTTTATTGATACTATTTTAAGATTTCAACACAAAGGTAGAATACATGCAGAAATTAACCAGATTCGTTCTGATGCCGGAGGAACCGTCACAGGTCGTTTTAGTTACAACAACCCTAACTTACAGCAATTACCTGCAAGAAATAAAGATCTCGGTCCCCTAATCCGTTCTTTATTTTTACCAGAAGAAGGTTGTACGTGGGGTTGTTTTGACTACTCACAACAGGAACCAAGGTTAGTTGTACATTACGCAGCATTACATAAATTTCCATCTGTTTATGATGTTGTTGATGCTTATAACGAAGATGTAGATACAGACTTCCACCAAACAGTAGCTGAAATGGCCAACATACCTAGAACACAAGCTAAGACTATTAACTTAGGCTTATTTTATGGAATGGGTAAAACAAAACTACAAGCAGAATTAGGTGTGACAAAAGAAAAAGCAAATGAATTATTTAATCAGTATCATGAGAAAGTACCTTTTGTTAAACAATTAATGAACTCAGCATCTAACAGAGCTCAGAGTCATGGTCAGATAAGAACTTTACTTGGTAGATTATGTAGGTTTCATTTATGGGAACCTAATATGTTTGGTATGCACAAAGCATTGCCTCATGAAGAAGCGCTCAAGGAACACGGACCAGGAATTAAAAGAGCTTACACATACAAAGCATTAAATAAATTAATTCAAGGTAGCGCTGCTGATATGACTAAGAAAGCAATGTTAGATTTATATAAAGAAGGAATTATTGCTCACATACAAATTCACGATGAGTTAGACTTATCTGTAGAGTCTCCTGAACATGCTAAAAAAATAATTGAAATTATGGAGAATGCTGTTACACTAGAAGTTCCCAATAAAGTAGATTATGAATCTGGCGAAAATTGGGGTGATATTTATGGATAATGGCTTATTTAAATGCGAACACACCACCCATATATTGTAAAATTCGTAAAGAATATCTTTACGATATGGATCCCAAATATTGTAAAGAGAACGAAGAATGTATTATCTTCGGTGTTGCATCTATTTCAGGACGTGCCTTACTATTTCACATTATGTTACCGAATGGTGCGATCTATTATCGTTTGCCTATCTCAGCGTTTTTCCAAAAACATCTTTCTAGAAACGAAGTGCCGGATATGTCGGTTGACCAGTTACAATTGTGGAATTGTTTTAGTTATTGGCCTAGTGTTCATACTTTTGATTTCCTTGCTGGTTTAGATTGTAAATTTAAAGGTAAAGATAAAAATTTTTATGCTGGACAATATTTATTTAC